TTTGCCATTACTTTTTTCTCCTGTACGATCCCAGTAATAATTTTTAAACATTTCTTTAGTAGAAATAGTTGTATAGTTATTTTGTTTATTATTTCTATTTTGATTTTTATCCCAAATTTTCCATAAATGATCTTCACAACATCTTATGGTTCTATTGTCTCTAAGTGTAATTTTATAAAATTTTAAATTTTTCTGCTCTATTGTAGTTCCAGTAACATTAGTCAGTTGTCCATCTGAACCATAGACTCTTTCTCCGGCAGATATATCTTTTATCATCTTCCATCCATGTTCAGATAGTACTGGGGTATCTGGAGATAAAGCTTTACCAAATCCTCTACTCGCAATAAACATCGGAAATGCTCTTACCCAAAACTCTTGTAAGATGGCTACTTGTATAGGATGTAATTCAATATTGAATAATAATTTACATGTTGTTCCTAAATATTTTGGATCTCGTAACAGTCTCATTAGATGAAGGTCTGGATTTTCTATATCTTCCCTAGATCTATTAATCATAAAATTATGATCAAAAGTAATTAGAGATATATCTCCTAATCCTAACCATGCGTCTTCGTATATTTTTTTATGATCATCCATTGGTATCTTTAATTTTTTCTATATAATAGATTTTTTTCATAATATATTCTGCCATTTTTTCAGCATTACTAGCAGAACCACAAAATACGATTTTAATATTATGGTTTAATTGTAGTTCTAGTATATGTTTCATTATAAATGCTGGAGTAACTCTAATCTTATTCCACATTTTTTTAGGCAAGCTAGAACCTATGGGATAAACTAGAACATCTTCTAGATCAAATTCAAATAAAATAAATGAATGTTTAAGTTGACTCAATCTTTCTACAACATCTTGAAATCTAGATTCCGTGATATTATTTGCTATTTCGCTAACACTTTTCTTTCGTTCTATAGCTAATACTGATTCTAAGCCCTCTATGCTATAGTCGCCGGTATCTAATTTCTTTTTTGCTACCGCGTAATGATCAAAAGTCCACGGTTGTTGTTCTCTTGTATCAATTATTACTGTAAATTCATTTTGGTTTAGCATTATTTTTTCTTCATATTGTCTATAATAAATTTTTGATATCGAAAAAATTGTTCAAACTGATATTTAGTATTTTGATATTTTCCAAATTGTTTATGAAATAATATATGACATCCATTAGCATGTCCGCACAATGTTACTGCATTATTCGGATCAAAACGACCTTGTGCATACCAGTGCCAAGCATTCAAATGATGAGCGTTTAACTTTTTTGTTGATCCACATATGATACATTTATATTTATCTCTTTGAAATACCTGTTTTACAAATTGTTTATATTCTGTAGAATCTCTTCTATTATATCTATCGCTACTTGGATTGTATCTAGAACTTTCAATACCTTTTGGTTTGCATTTTCCACAACCAGAAATATCTCCTCTAAGCAATATTTCTTGTAAATATTTTTTCTGCTTACCACAAGAACTGCAAACACCTAACCATTGAGCTTTATTTCTTCCGTATCTATTGTCAAAACCACCAAATGCTATGATTTTTATTTTACCAAAACTTTTCCCAACCAAGTCTTGTTTCGGTTTACATCCACAATTGGTTTGTTTTTTCAGTTCATTAGATGGTGTGCTTTTTATTGTTCCACATACACATTTAATAATATAATATAGATGTACCCCACACATATTTTCTTTAAGTTTAGACTCATCTAGATTTACTACTGTCCAATCTCCATATATTTCTCCCATTCTTCTATTATATTCTTTTGTCATTATAATAGTCTCATATAATTTATTATATAGTAAAGATCTTCAAAGTTTCTATACACTTTTATTGGCCCTTATATCACTAAATACCATATCTTCAACCAAAGAGTCTAAAGAAATAGTTGGCTTCCACCCTAGTCTTTGGTGGGCTTTTGAACTATCTCCCTTAAGGTAAACTACTTCTGCTGGCCTATAAAGTTCAGGATCTATTTCTATATAATTTTTATAATCTAGATTAATACAACTAAAAGCTTTATCTAAAAATTCCCTCACCGTATAAGCTTGGCCCGTTGCTACTACATAATCACTAGCAACATCTTGTTGAAGCATAAGATACATAGCCTCAACATAATCTTTAGCATGACCCCAGTCTCTTGTTGCCTCGATATTTCCCAACTTTAATTTTACAGACTTATCAATAATTCCGTTAGCTAATCCCCCAATATATTTTGTAATTTTTCGAGTAACAAAATTTTCGCCCCGTCGAGGACTTTCATGATTAAATAAAATACCCGAACAAGCAAAAGACCCGTAAGATTCCCTTGCTAGCTGAACCATGCGATGACTAGCTAATTTAGCAACAGCATAAGGACTCTGAGGTAAAAATGAAGTATTTTCGTTCTGATATTTTGATCCATCCGCCCAATCATAATTTTCCCCAAACATTTCACTAGTAGATGCCTGATAAAACCGGGTATGAGGTGACCTAACCCGTAAAGCCTCCAACAAGTTAATAACCCCCACGGTATTAATTTCAAAGGTTGTTGTTGGCTGTTTAAAACTAGTAGCAACATGACTTTGGGCCGCCAAATTATATAATTCATCGGGTTGATATTTTTCAATAATATAAGAACAGTCGCTAGGGTCAGTAAGATCAAATTCCTCTAATATAAAATTCTTATTATTAAGTAGATGCTTTATTCTTTCGAAATTATTAACACTACTTCTTCTATGTAGCCCCACTACCTTATAATCTTTGCCTAATAGATTTTCTGCTAAATAAGATCCATCTTGGCCGGTTATTCCTGTTATTAAAGCTTTTTTACTCATTTCTTTCCTCTATTGTGTCCGGGGTTAAAAAGGGGATGTCTATAGTCTTATCCTGATAAGAATGATATTCTTGAAGTTGTTTTCGGAATTTACCAGTTGCCATATTGATAATTTCCATCTCTTTGCCTTCTCTCTCTCTTATTGTTTCATCCTCTAACATACGAATAAGGCCAACCCAAGAGCTTTTGCCATCTTCTATTCTTTTGATTCTTTGTTCTCTGGTAGCCTTTAAGTCTTTGCTAATTTTTTGTTGTTCATTTAGCAGTTTGGTATATTCGTTGGTATAATTAGCAATGCTATTTCGGGCAAAACTTAACTGTTGTTCTAAGTTCATTAAGCGGGCAACATCTCTTTGATCTTCGGGCTTATCATATTCTTTGTCAACAACTTTTTGGAGTTTTTCAGTTTCACTAATATGGCGCTTTCTTTCCTTCATACTCCTATTAATAAGAATATCTATGGTGATAAATTGTTTGATTTGGAGTTCTTCGGCGGGCAAAACATCCTCGCGGAATTGTTTAATAAGGCCAATCCACGTATCTTCAAAGTATTGAAGTTCGCCCGAATCAACATCAAATTGTCTACGGACCTCGCTCCAAAACGTTTTACTATATAGTTTTTGTCTTAAAAATTCGTCGCCATCTTTTTCTTCGCTATTATATAAACGGTTTTCGGTAATAAATCTTTGGATTGGTGCAGGATTACGGTTAAGGTTGTTGGCTATTTGTTCTATTTCTAGGGCGCCAAAATTGTCCGTAATATATTTTTCTTCTTCTAAGCTTAGTTGTCCTCGTTTTCGTGGAATTTTAACTGGTTCCATTGGGACTCCTCCATTATTAATAAGATGTGGGCTTTAAGTTTTAATAACTGTTGTTTGGGGATTTTGAGTCCGTGCTTTAATTTTAAATAAGACTCTCTAAATTCCGACTTTATATTACCATCAAGAAAATCTATAATCTCTTTGTCTTGGAGTAAAGAAACAACATCTTTCTTTTTGTTGGTGTGGGTATCGGCTTCCATAGATGAGGGCTGAATAATATTCTTTTTATTTTCATTTCTTTTAAACCATGAAATATATAGTTCGCATTCTTCTTTATCAATATATTTTGAACACTGGTTTTTAGAAAGTTTATAGTTTTTATCAAAGAGGGGACAAGTTAAGCAGGGTTTGTCGGGCCTTTGATAATTGTTCCGTTTGTAATTAAAGAGGCGATTTCTAACGTGGGTCCATAAGAAGTTTTCTAGGGGGCGACTATTATCATAATTTTGTAAACCCTCTAGAGCAAAAATGGCCGCTTGTTGTTTCATGTCGGAAAAGTCGTGATAAGCAAATTTGAACTTGTGTCCTAATCTTTTGCTTATATTATCTAATACTTCTAAAAATTGTTCTTGGGTTACCCCATTAGGCAAAGATATATTATCATTTTCTGTTTTGGGTTTTTTCTTCATCTAATAATTGCGCTATGCTTTTTCCTATTGGTAAATTTAGTTCTTCTTTTATCCTTTGGTCGTAATCGGCCGAACCAGAGGCTTTAACGCTCAAAACTGAACCAACTATGTTGAGATTTGTACCTTTTAACATTTTCTCTCCTTGCGAAAAAGTTGTCAACTAATAATATAATATGAGTTGGGGCATAACTTGTCAATATTTATAACACCAAAAGGAGAATTAAATGTCAGTTTACAAAAAATGGTCTCAAAATGAGATAGAATATATTAGAAATAATCACGTTTCGGTTCCTGATGAGGAATTGGCCGTTAAATTAAGCCAAATTAGTGGTCAAAAGGTTAGTACGGCTATGGTAAGAAGACAACGAAGAAAGTTGTTGTTAAGTAAACCAAGGGGGCGACCAGTTAAGTCTAATGTGAATGATAAGATTATTGATGCAGAAGTTAAGGTTGAGGGGGTTCTATGATTTTAAAAACTTTATATGCTGGGTGTTTGGGTTTAGTTTTAATGACTTCTATGGGGGCGGGACCATGTTGGTTAAAAAATCACTGTCAGCCTATATCTCAGGTTGTTCCGTGGGTTCCTATGGTAGCATCATCTCCCGTTGTTCTAGTTCCAGTTCAGAGTTACTATGTTAATTATGTGCCGGTGGTAACACCAGTAGTTAATATAATTCCGGTTTTGGTTCAAAGACAAGAGGTTGGGGGAAATTGGCTAATTATAAATGGAGTGTGGACCTTTTTTCCTAGCGGACTATATCCGGCTGCTAATGGATACGGAGTTTTTGGACACTAAAGTTGACGTATTCTAGTTTTTAAAAGAGGCAGGGTTCTAATGAGCCTTGCCTTTTTTTATTTAAAGAAAGTGGCTATTAAACTGGCTAATTTATAGGGGATGGGCTTGTTATGTGTAGACCACCCGGCGTTTTTCCTACCTAAATTGCCCAGCTTATCTAGAATGAAAAAACCCCCCTTTAGGTGGGGGACTTGACCTAAACCCTTATATCTAAAGGACTTACGTCAAATCCGGACGCCCCCGCTCGTTCTAAGTCCTTATATATCAACACTTTACGTCAAATCGATCCGCGCTAGCAAATTTTGTGCCAAAACGGAATAATTTTGTTTGGCATAACTTTTGCATAGAGCAAATTGTGTGCCATTCGGATAGAAAAAGATTTTTTTATTTGGCACGAAATTATATTTTGAAAATTTTCAAGATTTTTCTTGCAAGCGTCGATAGAGTCTGTATAATGGTAGAAGAAGAGAAGAGAACAAAATGAGCAAGAAAATGATCTACTGGAATACCTCAAATCGCACGGGCGACCGATACGAAGTGTGGTATGATGGTCATGTAGTGGCCCGTCATGTGACGTTTGATGTGTGCTGGAAATTGGTTATCGAATTGCAGGCTAAGGAAAAGGAATAGAAAATGATTAGCGAATGCTGTAGAGTTCTCATTTATCGTGGTGATATTTGCACTCGATGCAAAGAACATTGCGAACCAATGGAAGATGGTGATGAGGATATTGAGAATTTTGAGGATGGGGACGTTTATGATCTTGACGCTTTTGATGGTGTTGATCCTGATGATGTAGACTGGTCTCCCGAAGATGAGGGGGGCTGATACAACCCCCACATGGTAGGGTAGCAAACGTACACTCCCCTTAAGGGGGGGTAAGGTATACGACTGTACACTACTGTACAACAGCTTGACGCAAACCCTTATGAATAAAGGACTTACGTCAAATCGGCCCGCCCCGGCTAGCCCTAAGTCCTTATTTCTCAAGAGCTTACGTCTAGTATTAGCTAAACTGATGGGGTTGCGCCAACCTTACGAAATTGTAAGGAAACTTTGGCACAGCATTCGCTACTAGCAAATATCATACCACAAGAAAAATTTTATTTGGCACGAAATTATATTTCAAAAATATTCCAGAATTTTCTTGACACTGCCGATATACTCTGTATAATGAAAGCATGACAGGGAAAACACAAGAGAAGGAAATGAAAATGAAAAATGAAATTGAAACGATGTTTGAAGTGTTTGTTGCAACCCCCCGTGGGGAGTACTCCTTTGGGTTTGTGACCGCAGATACTTGGATGGACGCTATCCCTATGGTAGAGAAGACTTGGAATAGCCTCTACCCTAATGACCCCTTCAATCGTGACAACATTCGTCTGGAGTATGTGCGAACATTCTCTAAGATTTGTGCTTGACGATAGCCGATGATGATGGTATGCTGATTAGATCAAGAGAACGATTCCTTCCTACTGAGGTGATGATCATGGGCGATTACTTTGGCTTCTATGGTGAGATAGACGCTTACGAGGATCGTATGGAGGATATGGAGATGGACGATACCATGCTAGATGATGATTACGATACTGAGGAAGAATGGGAAGATTACGATAATGAGGATATCTACGATCACGATGAGTACACCGATTGGTGATATCCCCCTATAGGTAGGGTAACCAAGCGTACACTCCCCTAATGGGGGGCGTATGTGTTGGTATGTACAGTAGTGAACACGGGCTTGACGTAAACCCTTATGAATAAAGGACTTACGTCGAATCGGCCCGCCCCGGCTAGCTCTAAGTCCTTATTCTTCAAGCACTTACGTCGAATCAGTATTTTTTTGAGTTTGGCACAACTTTTGCAAAGAGCAAATAACATGCCAAAGAAAAATTATGTTTGGCATGAAATTATATTTTGAAAATTCTGAAAATTCTTGTTGACAGCTAAAGAAAAGTCTGTATAATGACGATATAAGACGTAGGGAACAGAAAAAACAGGAATAAGAAAATGACAAGCCTCACAATTGCTCTCTGCTGGATCGCTCTGATTGCCATCATCTATCTTTCCATGACGGTTGGATTTTGGCTGTTTGCTCAGGCTTTTGGAATTGTGGATACCTTCCTTCAAGATCGCCATATGGCAAAAAAGGGATTCAAGAAAATGGCTGATGAGAAGGGTGAGATTTGGTATGTCGGATATGGTGAGTGAGGGGCTTGACAGGGGAGAATTTTAGGATATAATCCTAGCATAACACAAACCGCACAATGAATCGGTTGCGTAGAGTTAATAAAACCAGTTAGGGATTAATACTAGTGATGCCTTAACATGATTGTCGGTAATCAATCCGATCCGCTTCCGAACCCTATAAGATTAGAAACAAGGAAAAGAAAAATGACCACAACCGCCCGTTCGATTCGTAAAGTCTATCTTTTGAGTGATATTGTAGAGCGTAAAATCTATCTTTTGAGCGATATTGTAGAGGCTATGAAACATCGTCATGAAATCGAGATTATCGATGTTCGGGGCGATCTTCACATTGGTCAAGTAAATGGTATCGCCGTAGAAGATGGTAGCGGCCATAACTTTTTGGTAACATTGGTAAAAGAATCTGGTAGCGTTGTAATTTTCATCAAAGCGGCTTAAGGAAAAAATCATGCTCTACGATATTGTGATGATCACCTGTATACTAGTATTTTGTGCATTCCTCACCTACACTCTTTGTGAAGTCTTTGCGGCTATAGGGGAGATTGTTCGGGGTTTTTTGGATTCCGCTATTGAAGCGGTTTTCGACTACCTTACGAAAATTTAAGGAAACTTTTCGCTTGCAATTCCAAAACTCCCCTGTATAATAGGGGTATGAGAATGAGAAACCTTGAGGATGTGAAAATGAAGTTTGCAATCGTAGAAAACGCCAAGCGTCAAGCCCGTAACTGCTTTTTGGGAATCGCCATCCCTTCCGAAGCCAAGAATATTGACGGAGAGATGGTGGTGGTTGAGAAGGTTTTGAAGTTCAATCGCAAAGCCTTGAAGAATGCTGGCAAGGTTGCAAAGGTCAAGAATGACCCCCGCATGAGTAGGGGTGATGATCTCATGATCTCTGCTGGTGGTACTCTCCCCGGTTCGCGTGAGCGTGTTGAACTGCTGGCCGCACAATATGGTGTTGTGGCTCGGCTTGAACTCTCCGCCTTTGGGGAGGTTGCATAACCCCAACGGGGGATAAGCCTGTACACTACCTCTCTGGTGGGGCGGTGGTCTTTTGTCCACTAGTTTTAGCACTTGACGTAAAGTGTTGAAAAATAAGGACTTAGAGCAAAACGGGCCGCCCTGCCTTGACGTAAGTCCTTATTCTTCAAGCACTTACGACGAATGATCTACCTTACGAAATTTTAAGGTTTGACAAGTTCAAGTTTGGGTGGTAAAATGGACGATATATGGTAATAGAAGCAGATTGGAAAACTAATAGAAGATAGGGGAAATAGGATGAGTAGGAAAGATAGGGCGATTTTGGGGATTTGTCTGATTTGTGGAATTATCTTTGCAATCCTTATCAATTAGGTGAACTATGCTACCGTATACTGTGAAGACTATACAGGATATGAATTCTAGGAAGTCTGGGGTGATTGTAGTAGTTGGGAAGGCTGGGTAAGCTGGGAAGTTTGGGAGTTTTGGATGGTGGCTCGGGTCTGAAGGGGGGTCTTTATCGTTTCTCCTAATCCTCCGGATTTGCGGCTAGGTGGTATAGTCAGCGAGAATAGGGGGTCTGTTGAAGATGGGTTAATCTGTAGGTTTTGCAAGGAAAGATTTTTCTTGACAAACTGGAATCTACAGGGTAAAATGTCGATATAGTAGTAAGTAACCTAAAAAGGAGTTGGTAATGTTTAGTCCTTCTGAGTTGTTTGACCTGAGTATGTCTGTTATGTCACGGATGAAAAAGGTTGAGATTCTTAAGACGTATGAGTATAGCACAAAAGAAACGAATGTTTCTTATGAGGATGAATTAGAGAGATTGAAAGCTCTTTATCACAAAATCAATAGCAAAACCTAGTAGAAAATAGCACTTCTCCTAAACCCTTAGCCTCAAAGGACTTGCGGCAAGGGCGGGCGCCCCGGATCGTCGTAAGTCCTTATTTTTCAACAACTTAGATCAATATCAAAATTCTTCAAGATCGCTATTGACAAGTGCCGATAAGAGTGTATAATGATGACATGAGTACCAAACCCAAACCCAGTGAGAAAAATATGAAAGTCAAGAATTTCTGCGCGTTCACGGTCGATGGCAAGTATCTTGGGCCATTTTCCGGTCAGGATTGGATGGATGTTCGCAAGGCAGTGGTGGTGAAGACCGGCGTTGAGCAGGTGAAGATCTATAATCAGTCCGAACACAAGTGGGAAGAGGCGTAAACCTTGCGGTATTGTAAGGTTGACAAGGCTTGAATCTTCCTGTAAAATATCGAGACAAGTTCTAACTTCACAAGGGATTTTACGATGAAATTTGAGATTGTTGAGAGAGCAAAGCGACAGGCCCGCAATTGTTTCCTGGGTCTGGCGATTCCCGATATGGTTGAGATCGCAGACCATCTGGTAATCGAGGATGAAACCTACTCTTGTGAACTAGCCACCCGAAAGAGGGTGTTGGTTACGGAAAAAGTTTTGAAGTTCAATCAAAAAACCTTGAAGAAAACTTCTACCAGCAAGAAAGAAAAAGTCAATAAGAGATTGAAGGAAGCTGATGATCTTATGCTGCTGCCAGTTGGCAAGCCGGGATCATCTGACAGAGTGGCAGCTATGGTCGAACAGTATGCTGCCATTATGGCATCTGGGTTGGAAATCTCAATTTTCAGCGAAATTGAAGACTGAACGTAAGTCCTTATCTGCAAAAGACTTGCAGCTAGGGCGGGCGCCCGCTTTTGACGTAAGTCCTTATTCTTCAAGGGTTTGCGTCACCTTAAGATATTGCAAGGAAAATATTTAAGGGATGCTCTTGACTGTGCCGATATACTTAGTAGAATGATTTCATCAGGCCGATAACCCTACCAAGGAATTCTACTATGTTCAATTTGGATGAAATGAATCTGGTGCTGAATCAGTTGGGTGATGATTCTATTCTTGAGATGATGGTCGAGCCTATCGACGATCCTAATCTTGAAATCAATTTTTGGGATTGGGCCGAAGCTGTGGGGATCGTCGAAGAATTTGTCCCATACGAGTATCAGACCTCTTGACAATTGTTTTTTGTCCCGGTATACTACATCCATCAGTCCTAACCCTTTGGAGTTTTTAAGATGAGCCATCCTGACCCCCTTCACGACTACGACTATGAAAACGAAGTTGAGGGCTATTTTGATGATGATGATGATGATTGGGATGAAGATGACGATTGGGAAGATGATGATTGTGATATCATCTGGGATGATGAGGACGAAGATTACGATGATTCTATGGACGGCGACCATGAATCCGCCCTATCAAGTGCCGGTTGGGGTACTGATGAGGACTACGGGAGCTACGGGGATGACGATTTTGGGGGCTATGGGTGTGATGATAACCAGCCCGATGATTGGCATCTAGATGATGGGGATTTTTAAGACTAACCGCAAACCCTTATCCTGTAAGGACTTAGGGCGAGCGGGGGCGCCCGCTTTTGCTCTAAGTCTTTATTTCTCAACAACTTACATCAAATACGTTTTTCTTAAAGAGAGGGCTTGACAACTACCGATGATAGGTGTAGAATGGTAGAACAAGAAAGAGGAAGACAAATGACAGAGAAGAATGAAGAAGAAAAGCGTCGTATTGAAAACAAGCGATTTATGGATGAGTGGGAAAAGCGTCCTACTAATCGTGATTTGCATGGTAACGGATGTTATCGTCCAGATGAGGTGGCCTTGACTGATGAAGAGTACGAGATGTTTGGTTAAAAAGGAGAAATAAAATGAATGAAGTAGAAGTAGCAGCATATACAGCAGCGTTCAATTCGCCCGATTGTCTTTTGGTTGTTCACCTAAAAAATAAAGAAAAGATTGAGGGTAAATTAGTCGTTAACAATAGCGATTTTCTGATTATCAAGGAGAGTAATGATGAACTGACCGGCAATGTATTTCATACTATTCCTAGAGACAGTATTCTTTATTTCACCGTATTCGCTTGACAATACAAAAGGGATTGCTAGGCCACTTGAGTGGCTCACGATGCTTGCTAGCTACTAAGCCGGTAGTAGAGTAGGTGGTCAGTGGAGATGCTAACGCATTGTTGAAACGAACCCACCCGTCCCTTGCAATAAGAAGTCACCAACGAAAATCCGATTCATTCGGTGTTGTACGCTTGACAAACCAAGAACGTATGCTATATTGGTGACACATGGCTAGAGTACGCGAAGTGGGACTTCGAATAGGGTAAACTCTATTGTATAACGATCATATACCAGCCGTTCGACTCGGCCCTTTGCCTCTTGACAT